TTTGAGTCCGCGGCACAGAACATTAATAGGTCTTATACAGGTTCACCAACTTCAATAATAACAAAGATATTAATAGAATATTTAGATAAACAGTTAGTCGATCTTGGTGAAGATGCTGTTAAAGACATGAAATTAATAGTTCCAAACATGAATCCAATAGAAGCCTGTCAATGGATCAAATCAAACATGTATACAAAAGATGGTATGCCATATTATTTATATTCTACACTAGGTACAAAAAATTTAGTATTACAAGACTTAGGCACCATGATTGACGACATTCAACCTATCAATTCTAACAATCCTTATGTTTATGCTCCAAGCGTTCAATCAAGTGAAGTTGGTGTACAAAGATTTTATGCCATTAACAGATTTGTTTATAATGGTGGAGAAGATCTGATGTCTTTAATTAGAAAAGGATACGTTGGAGCTCGGTATTCTTTCTATGATACAATGACAGCAATGCCAAAAACAATTCATTTTGACGTGCAGAATGATGTATTTTTTGAGTTAACTCAAAAAGGAAAATTAGGTGGAGACAATAAGAGACACGTGTACGGAAGTGATTATACAATCAATGATAAATTATTAAGTCATCATGATGCAAGGCACATAACATCTATAAATTCAAGTGGTGCCTTTATTCAAGAGAATACAGAAAATAGAAGTTTTAAAAGCCAAAAACTTGGAAGCGAGTACAAGCGAACTGTAGTTAGTAACGCACTGAGAAACTTTATAACAAAATCACCTTTGTCGATAACCGTTAAATCAAGAGAGTTTATTACTGGTGATGCAAATTATACTTTAGGTCGCGTCATAAGAGTTATGTTCTTAGATAATAAACAAGTTAATGGAGAAGAAAGACCAGTTTTAGATCATAAAAAATCTGGTGATTATATTATATTTGGTGCAAAACATAATTTTAATCAAGGTAAAAGAGCTGACACAACATTAATACTAGGCAGGTTAGGTTCTTTCGGTGGAGAGTTTGAATTATGATTGATAACTATTACGGCGATAATGGTAGATGGTTTATAGGTGTTGTTGTCTCTAACAAAGACCCTCTAAAACTCGATCGTGTAAAAGTTAGAATACACGGGATTCATACATCAAATACAAAGCTGATACCTAATGAAGACTTGCCATGGGCTCAGGTAATTTTACCAGTAACTGAAGGAGGCAGTTCAGGTTTAGGCGCTAACTCTGCTTTAAAGGAGCGCGCTCAAGTTTATGGAATATTTTTAGATGGGCAAAATTCACAGTTACCTTTAGTATTAGGTTCTATTCCTAAAATTGAAAGTCCTTTAAATGAAGTAGTAGTTGAAAATATAAATTTAAGTAGTAACCAGGCTGCTCCTAACTCACCTCAAAACGTAGATGTAGGAGATCCTGGTTTAGATGCCTTTGGCGGTGTCGGACCAGCTATTGAATCAATAGGAAGAGAAACTCAAGCGCTAGGTAAAAAGCCTACATTACCAAATTTAGATCACAAACTCAAAGGAACTTCAAACCTTGAAAAGATATTTAATTATTTTATATCTAGTGAAGTAGATCTTTCAGAACAACAAGTTTGCGGAATGATGGGTAACTTTATACAAGAAGCCGGTCTTAAGAATGGTGATATCGATATTAAAGCCAGATCCGGTACTGATGTTGCAAGAATAGAATTATTTGGTGTCGAACAAGATGTTAGAGGTTTTGGCATAGCACAATGGAACCCTCAAGGAGGAATAAATAATAGGTTTAGTCAGTTAGTTAACTTTGCCACTAAAAACAATATAGATTATGAATCTCTTTACGCACAAGTAAATTTTGTAAAGTTCGAATTTCAAAATAAAGAAAAGAATGCTTATAATAAGTTAAAGCAAACTAATGATGTTAAAGAAGCTGCATTAAGCTTCAGTAAGTATTATGAGAGACCGAATATTAAATCAGCACACAATGATAGAAGAATAGAAAAGGCTAGAGAGATGTACGATATATATGGACCAGGAGGAATAGAAGATGGCGACTGATTCAGTAAAGGGTTCAGGTAGAGAAGTTATATTACCGGCTAACGCTGGTGATGTGCCAAACATAATTAGTGTGCAAAAGAAAACTAGCGCTAGAGGAGTTTTCACGAATGTACAGACCGGTTGGACGATTTCCAAAAGAAATAATTTTCATGTTCTAGTATTAACTGGAAAACAAAATTATAGAGAAATAAAAGTAGAATATGAAATAGTTCAATCAAGAGCAGAAATAGAAGCAAAAATAGGAAAAGGTACTGCAGACTTAGGGTTTGCCGCTGCAGGTGAGATGGAGGCTGCGGCTACCGATATCGTGAACAGTACCGAGTTTCAAAAGCTTATGAACGATGGTTGTATCTTAAAAGGATTTGAAAGTAAAGGTGGAATCACTTCAATACAAGACATGTCTAAGATTCAAGATACTTTACAAAAAAGAGTGCAAGTAGGAAAAAATTCATCAGACTTTCTTGGTGGAATATTCAACCAAACATCTTCACAGTTAACAGCAATAAACAAAATTACAGGATCCGGAACATCAAGCGCATTAAAGCTTAAAAGAATAACCACACACTGTAGTCCTAAATCTATAATGAACTTGGCAAATAGAGAAGGTACATCTTTAACTGAAGATAAAAAAATATCTTTTATTAAAGGTATAGCACTAAGTGAAACTACAGTTGCAACATCGTTAAAAGAAGAAAACGATCCAGTTAAGAAAACAAATGAAACCGCAGAAAATACATATAAGAACATACTTAAAAATAAACTAAATGATGCTGCAGCTCTTCAAAATCCTTTATCAAAAATGGGAGGAATAGGAAGGTCACTATCAAACCTTGCTGCTCAAACTATAGGAAAACTAAAAGGAACAATTCCTGGCAAGTTGGGGTCTGTGATTGGTAAAGATTCTGTATTAAAATCAACAAATCTATCACCAAATCTCCCTGGTCTTGAAAACGTAAAAAATCTTATTGATGCAAATGGGAACACAAATTTATCAGCAAACATAAACAAAAGAGTTTCAGTGGCGCCTTCAGTTAAAGTTACTAATATTGTAAATGCTACAAGCGAAAGTCAAAAATTTAGAGGAGGAGCTACACCTGAAAGTTATCAATTTTTAAAACTTGTTCCTAATGAGTTAAGAAAAGAACTTAAGGCTTCAAGCAGAATGAAGTCAAACGATGAAACTTCAATTAAACACTTGATTGTTGGATTTACTGGTGGTTTGGTTGGTCCTCCCGAACTCGTTAATGCTAAAGAAATTCATAAGAGAAGTTTAGAATGGCAAAGAAAAGAAATGTCACAAACAACTAACAGAGACGCTTCTACAGTAAATAGTGTAACCAGAGGTTTAAAATTTGGCATACAGCCACATTATGTTATTTTAAGAAACGGTGATCTTCAAAGAGGAAGACCTATTGATATGATAATGAACTCGGCATCTACACAATATGACTTAGACGGGTTAAGTTTAGTTTTTGTAGCAAATGACACAGAAGAATTTAAAGTAAACCAAGAGCAATTTAAAACATTTGATATTTTTATAAGAGAATTTTTACTACTTAAACCAGGAATAGATATAAGTCCAGCTTATCTAGTCGACAAAAGATATAAAGGTCCGGGATTTGATGTAAGAGAAAGAATAAAAGCAAAATTTAAAAAAGAATACTTAGTTGAAGATCCTTCATCATTTAGTAAGATGCCAAGTGCTGATCAAATTTCTGCTGCTAAACCTAAGATAGTAGCTAGTCCGTCTTCAACATCATTAAATTTTCCAAAGTCATTAGCTGAAGTAAATAAGACGTTTGATGAAGCAATAGAAAGCGAAAAGTTTAAAAAAGACGAGGCCGCTGCTTTTGCTGCCTTTAATGATAAAGTTCCACAAGCAACATCAGAATTTCAAGACAAATTAACGCAACTAAGCCAAGGAAAAAATATACCTGATGGTGTTAAAAGATCTGGAATTGTAGATGCATTTAATTTAAAAGGTGGTGCGTTAAAACTGTCTAATCAAAGTATCGATAACACCATAAAGCAGTTTAACAAAGGCGGTACAATGCAAGAGCGATTCGATATAGTAAAAAATAAATTAACAGGATTTGGAAAATGACGAGAGAGTTAGAATTTGCAGAAGAATTTATTGGCTTAGGAAAGTTATCATCTTTAAAAAACTCGCCTGATGGCAGAGACGATCCTGATGGCAAGTTTCCAAAAGCTGAGTATAATAATTCTCCATCTACAAACAATAAAGCCACAGGATTTAAAGTTAAAGAAGTTTACAAAGGTGGATCTACGCTAGGTGTTAATTTAGACTTAAAAAAAGAAGGTCCTTCAGAATATCCAAGTAATCAAGTTAAAGAAACTGAATCAGGTCATATCATAGAGTATGACGACACGTTTGGTCGTGAAAGAATAATGTTACGTCATAGAACCGGTTCAGGCGTAGAGATGCGTGCAGACGGATCAGTTGTAATTAGCTCAACAAAAAACTCTGTAAAAATTACAGCTGCTGATGAGAAAGTAATCGTCGAAGGTGACGCTGAAATTGTATATAACGGTAACGTTAAAATGAGAGTTGCAGGTGATTTTAACTTAGAAGTTGGAGGTAATTTTACATCAAACGTTTCAGGAGACGTCGATAAAATTATTAAAGGCGCTTTAGTTGAAGACATTGGAAAGAATCATGATGTTGCCATACAAGGAAACAGAGCAGAAACAATACTAGGATCAAAGACTGAAACAATACTTGGTAACAGATTTGCTACGGTTAAAGGTAATTTTGAAAATGAAGTTATGGGTAATATGGAACAGATAGTAGGTGATACAATGACACTTACTGCAGAAAACGGTATCGTAGTTTCTTCACTTGATATCAATATAGCAGCTTCAGATTTATCTGTATTTGGTGACAGTGGAACAATAGGTGGATCAAACATAGTCTATTATGGTCATACAGCGCACATACCAAGAGTTAACGCAACTTCAGTTCATGCAACAGCAATGTATGCTACAAGCTTTCATGGTGATTTAAATGGAACTGCTAAAGAGGCACTTGATGCTAATAAGGCAGCCACAGCAGCAATTGGAACCGCTGCACCCGGAGGTTATGAAACTACTATTAATAGTACAACAGCGCCTGATTCTGATACGACTAACCCTAACAATACAATTATGCAAGACTATTTAAATAAAACTGAAAATGGAATAAGAAGAATAGATGTTGATCCTGACAATGAAATTAAAAATGCAGTCGACAGATCAGCGAATTACGGAGGTGTAAGTAAATTTGAACTTACTACTGCAAGCGCAAGATCTAAGTTAAGAGATCCTGTTAATTTAAGAAATAAAACTTTTACAGGTGCGGTCATGGCCGAAGGTTTAATTTCTAAAAATTTTGCAGTACCTGTTCCTAAAAAAATAGGAAGAATTTCAAGTGCAGAAAAAACAGCGCAACGTGGAGAAGGTGTCATGGGAACGCAAGACGGTAAAAACAAAGTATTTAAGATTACAGAAGCATGAGTAAATTATTTGTACAAACTACAGAGATACCTAATGGTGTATTTAATCCGGTATTTCAAGATATAATTACACCTAGAACTAAATTAGGTGAAGGAATAACTATGGCTAAATTCTTAGGAAGTCATGGTGATCCAGTAACAATGAATCTTGTTTTAACTAGTGCTGATAAGTTAACATTAGCAAAGCAGTATTACTTACATGCTCGAGCTTTACAAATAATTAATAGCGCAGAATCTACTCAAAAATTTGAAAACTTTAGACTTGAAGTTTTAGAAGGATATTATGAAAAAGGTCCAGGTGAAACACTGGATGAAGCTGATGGAATAAATTTTTTGTTAAGTACTGGTCAGGCAGTGGTATATCAGCTAATTGGTTCAGACGGAAGAATTGCTATTGAAGAAACATTCGATCTAGCAGTATATTGGAAGAATAATTTAAACTTTGATAAGTTAATACTAGATTATGATACCTATAATCCTGATGGTTCTTTACATGCATGTATAATATTAGTTATGCCTGAGATAGTTTCACCATGGCGTGTTTCATATAACAATGAAGTAGAAACACGATTTAATAATAACGTTCAAGCTACAAATGAGCTGCTAGAAGTTCTTGATCCTAGCGAAGATTTAGAAAGTGTCGAAATCTAGTATAAATAGATAAAAAAGGAATTTAGATGCCTACAAGAGCTTTTTCAATTGAAGATGGAAACATTGGTAATAAAACTATAAACACTGCTAGAACCAGCGTTTACTCTGATATTGATTTAACTTTTGCTAAAAAAGGTTCCGGAGATATTTTTAAGAAGCAGCATGCTGCTGCTGTAAAACAAGCTGTAAGAAATCTTCTTTTAACAAATTTTTCTGAAAAACCATTTCTTCCTAGATTTGGTGGTGACTTAAATTCAATGCTTTTTAGATTAAGCACTGACATCGATGACGATCAATTAGAAGATGATATAATAAAAGCTATAGAATCATATGAACCAAGAGCTAAAGTTTTAAACATTAATACTATCATAAGTCCTGATAGTCATGAGGTTAAAGCTACTGTAACTTTTCAAGTTGTAAGTACACAAGAACAAGCTTTTGTAGAGATATCATTAACGAGGTTAAGATAAATGGCAACACTAATTAAATCAACTGACTTAGATTTTGACACAATCAAAAATCAGTTAAAAACAAAACTAAAAGAACAGACAGAGTTTAGTGATTATGATTTTGAAGCATCTGGATTAAGTAACATATTGGATGTGTTAGCATATAATACACATTTTAATGGTCTCACTGCAAACTTTGCATTAAACGAAAGTTTTCTAACAACTTCACAGTTAAGAAGTTCTGTTGTTGCTCATGCTGAATCTATAGGTTATGTTCCAACTTCTTACGTTTCTTCACAAGCAAAATTAAACTTATCTATTATTGTTCCTTCCACGCCTCGTCCTACTACAATTACATTACCTAGAAATTCTCAATTCACGTCAAGCGTAAACGATATTTCATATACATTTCAAACAAGAGAAAATTTTACTGCTACAGATGATGGCGATGGCACTTATCAATTTGTTACAGCAGATGGTAACACCGCAATACCAGTATTTGAAGGTACTGAAAAAACTAAAACATTTTTTGTAGGTGAAAAAGAAGACGTTCAAATCTATGTTATACCGGACGTTACTGTAGATACTTCTACTTTGAGAGTCAGAGTTTTTGATACTGCTACTAGTACAACTTTTACAACGTATACAAATATAAGTCAGGCTGTGAGAATTACAAACGATTCAACATTTTTTCAAATTAAAGAAGTTCCAAATGGTTACTATGAATTAATATTTGGTGATGGTTTGAGTAGTGGTAAAGCTCCTACAGCGGGTAATAAAATTATAGTTGATTATCTGTCAACACAAGGTCCGACAGCAAATGGAGCAAGTGTGTTTACCACAGATGTTGCTGTAACTGTCAATTCGGTGCAATTTGATTTATCAGCTACTACTAATTCTTCTTCATCAGGTGGCGCATTTAAAGAAGGAATAGAATCTATAAGAAGAAATGCCCCACTTGCCTTTGGTTCTCAACGTAGGTTAGTTACTGCAGAAGACTACGTTGGTCAAATATTAACAAACTATGGAAGCTTTTTAGATGATGCAATAGCATGGGGTGGCCATGACAATGAACCGCAAGTTTATGGTAGAGTTTATATAGGACTTAAGTTTAAAGATAACATAGATATAGAAACACAACAAAACGTTAAAGATACAATTACCACAGATTTAACTGATAATATGTCTATAATGTCTATTACTACAGAGTTTGTTGATCCTATTACGACAAATTTAGAATTGACTACGTTTTTTAATTTGGATCCGGACTTAACAAGTTCAACTCAGCAAGCCGTAGAAAACTTAGTTCAATCAACAGTAAACTCTCATGTTTCAACAAAGTTAAATAAGTTTAATAAAGTCTTTAGAAGATCTGCGCTTTTGACAGAGATAGATGATCTTGATGTGGCGATATTAAATTCTAGAATTGATGTTAAAATTCAGCAATCTTTAGTGCCGTCTTTAAGTGTACAAAGAACTTATACAGTAAGCTTTCCTACAACTTTAGCTGCTAATGATGATGTT